CATGACTTCAGCCTCGCCCATTAAGACAACATCCATGCGAGTGTTGATCGCTACGGTTCCTGGTTGACACACAACGCCGATTTGGTTTGCTGCGGCTGCACCGGCTTTCAAAGCCTGTGTATCAAGCGTTCCTGCCTTGGCAATCAAGTATTGCTCAGTCGCCTCTTCGGCGCTGTAGTTCTTAATTAGCGGATTCATCTTTGCCTCCTGACACTCGTTCGACAGCCTCAGAAAATGAAATCTCTACGCCTTCGCCGGAGAGCTTTTCTTTCAGTCGCCCAGCCTTTTCGGCCACTTGGGTAGGTGTAAGACCTTCGCCACCGGCCTTACTGTCTGGAGCACGCTCGGCCAAATCAACCAGATTGGGCTGTTTCTCCAGATAGCTTTTGAGGAAGGCCAACGGCGTCAGCTTTTGAGATTCGGAAAACTCGATAGTGCCCTCGTTATCGATGGCCTCCATGAGGTTGACCAAATCGTCTTTGAACGTGGGAAGAACCTTCCCGGCCTGAATGAGATTGCCGACAAACCCAGAGAGTTCCACACGGCGAATGCCGTGCTCACGGGCGGCTAATTCCTTTTCCTTCACTTCAAGGGTCTTTCGATCCTCGTCGAGTTGCTGTTGAGTCTTTTTCAAATCGTCCTCCTTGAAATGATCTTCGTTGCCTGATGCCTGATCAGGCTTTGATTGCGGAATAAAGTTTGATAGCTCGATACAGACAGTGCCTTCTTCGTTCCCCGAAAAAGCAACCGATTTCAAACCTGGAATTGCCGGAGCGGCTGCACCAAGAAAACCGATGTGTCTCAGGTAATAAGCGCCGGGCTTGGGATTTGACGGATGCTCAGGCGGGAACAAACTTGCCGAGACTTTACGAAACCGACCGTTGGCGACCATCTCGGTGAACTCTGGAGCCAGCTTTTCAGGATCAGCCTGCAAAGAGCTGTTCGCGCACTCAACCGACTTCACCCAGCCAAACGCAGGATCGTTATCCTTCGGGTGACCAACCACGATGGGGGATGCAAAAACGGCCGGATCGTAAGCTTGCGCGATTGCGACTAGATCAGCCGTCTTGAAGGCATACTCGTTGCCGTGCATGTCCTTGAAAACGCCGGTTTTCAGAAAGTGAATGGGTTTCATGGCTGCTCCTTACTCGCACAAAAGTGTGCCGGTCGCGGCTGCGCTGTGCCCGATGAAATAGACTGTTGGCGTGGTAGTAGCAACCGTCATGAAGTCGGTCAGCGTGGCAGTGGCCACCAAATACGACACCCCGCTCGCAACCGAGGACGGGCCATAGTTTGCCCCGTTCGTATACACATACACTCGAAAGCGCTTTGTGCCGGTAGCGAGAGTCGGGACCCGCACTGCCGTATGTTGCGGAATGGAAAACGTGAAAGTGGCAGGAGTCAGATAACCGGTTCCGGCATTCTGGATAACCGGAACGACGTAATCGCTGTTAGTGGTTCTTTGCGATCCACCTGGAATGAAATACCTGGCCTCGCCGCCGATCGCGGCGAGTGCCCCGCAAAGCATAACGGCAATAAACAAAACCAAAAATCGCTTAATTTTCATTAACGCCTCCTGAAAGTTAGGTTGTTGATGCCAACATACGCATCAGCAGAGCGTTGAAATAGGTGAAACGTTTCAGTGGAAGTGGGAGTCTTTCTTCTACTGCAAAAATGCCGGTATTGCCCCCGTAAAAAATACCCCTACAATTGGCCGGAAACGGCCAAATTTCTAACGCTGGGGCAATTCAGGTAACTTTACACTCCTCAACGATAAAAATTTGTTAGAAGGCATCCTAGAGGTTTTTTGATTTCATCCAGTTGCCGATGATGATGAGAATCGCTTCAGTATCTTTATCGTTGATACCAAGATATGGCCGGGCAGGAATGACCGAACCGGGGTGATGCACGCCCTTTGCGAAGAATATTTGCCCACCGGCACCTACCCATCTGAGCGCTTTGACTTTCTTTGGCTTGATCAGATGAGCCGAAGTTTTGCCGCCGAACTGATGGATGGCAGCATACGGCTTGTTGACACCGATGCTGACTTGAGTTCGCCCAGCACGGTAGTTGAGGGTTCCGAGTAAGCCGCCTCTGCGCCCTTGTTCTTGCAAGATTTTCGGGTTTTTCTTTCGTGCGGCCGTTCCGGGTTTTACAGGTTTCCAGGGGTTGCCGTCCGGGTCACGTTCTTCATCAAATCTTGTTTTAGTCTCGTTTTTAACATACTCACCGATATCTTTCATAATCGGCCGCAAGTCGCCCCCGAAGGCCTGCATAGCTGAGTTCAGCATTTGCCTGACCTGGCTATCGTCGAATTGCATTTCAATCGTTGACATTTATGACCTACCTGAGTATGTTTTTAGTAATGCGGTTGTGGGCCTGACCCCGTTACAAACGCAGAATGGGCACGTCAGCCAGGAGGCGTGCCTCTCAAATTTTAGACAAGACAAGCTTTCCTGATCTTTTTTGGCCGATGTAAGTTTCATCATTTGTCGGGAACATGGTTGTAACAGCAATTTTCCCATTTACAGCATTGGCAAACACCAAAAGGGTTTTCTTGTCTGGATTGCCATCAGACTCAATTTCAAAGCTCTTCAAAAAATTGAAAACCAGCCGAACCTTACCGCTGATAGTGTTCTCTTCGAATCGCATCCAGACTTCGTGCGGATCTTCGATGCACTCTCTCACAAGCGGCACATACCTAATGCGGTCTGGGTCGCTCTTATCTGCGATGATGTGCTTGGCCAAGTAAGTTGGTTCGAGAAGAACGTTGTAATCGAAAGCCTTGGTTTTGCAGGTAAATACAGGTTCTTTCCCAAGCTCCTGCTCAATGATCTTCACAGCAGCATCCACTGTTTCAACAGTAGGCTGCTTTGGAAGTTCACGTTTTACAAACGGCAAGTCCGGCGGGGGAAGGGCACTAGATGCAGTCTCACTTTCTTGCTGAGGAGCCCGATCTTGCTTGTAATCAATTGGCTTCCAGTTTTGAGCACCTGGCTTCATCGGCTCAATTCGTTTCATGTCGCCAAATGCTGCTTGCCCAGGGTTGTAATCCCATCCAGGATCAATGCCACGAGGCACGCTGACCGTAAGGGCTTCATCGCCATGGCCGATCACTTTATCTTGATATTCAATGTCGGGCGCTTTCTCAAGCTTCTTACCTAGTCGCTTGAGATCATGATCCGAACGGGACATCACATCACACGAACATCCCCAGCCGTTTGGCGGGTAATGGGTGCGCCAAAATGGATCATCTGCCCGTAACACCATGCCATGCAAGCGTAAATGCTCTATTCGCGGATTCTTCGAACCACCGTGTCGATATTCCCAATAGGGCCGCATTTTCAAAAGGTCAGGGTCGGTCATTTGCTTGTATTGGCCTGCCATATACGAAGTGCGCAGGTTCGTTTCAAAAATGACTTTTGCCCGCCAAGCCGGTTTGCCTTTGTGTATCCAGCCGTGCTTTTTGACGATATCGTCGAAGGTGTTCTGGAACTCCTTCAAGCCACCGCCAGTTGCTATTGCCTTCCCCACTTCTGTTTGAAAATCGCACAAGAGCTGGTCTTTCGTCGCTCCAGCCACCACAAAAGCTCGACTGTGACCACCGCCAAGCAAGTCAGAATACTTCTTGGTCGGCAGTCTTACTTTCTGCTGGAAGAACTCGATTTGCTCTTTGAACTCTTGGTCAAAGGCAAAGGTGATAGGAGGTTTATTGCTCATCAGTTACTTTGACACGGCCCTTCAACTCAGCCAAAACAGCGGCATTCTCCATCAACACTCCCAGCTCTTCCGTGTCGAGTTCGCCATACAGCTCTAACAGCTTATCCCGAATCTCTTCAAGGCTCTTGGCGTTTTCAATCATTTTTCGCAACGGCTCGATCAGTCTTTCAAGAGCCGGGCCTGATCGTCGTTCAAGAATTGCCAGAATGTCATCTATACCGCGACTACTTTCAGGAGCTGCAAAACTGGCCGGCTGTTCCGGATCGGCAGTTGCCTTAGCTTCACTCAAGTCGAAGTCATCCTCTTGGAGGTTGTATTCACGCATGAAGTATTGCTTTTTGAACTTCACTCCGGTCTGTGCGAGGCTTGTATCACGTTCGGCCTTCTGCTTCAGATCCTCAGACTCACTGAAGTCGCGCCACAACTCAGGATACGGAGCCCCCGGCATGTTCAGATCAATGATCCACTTGACGAGGGTGTTGTTCAGGCATTCACAAAGGCCGTCACCATCGGCTTTAGCGGTTTCAAGTCTTACCTCGTTGCCAACCTGGTCACGGGCACGGCTGCCACTATTACCGCTTTGATTTGTCGTGCCGGTTTCACCAAGCACGACCTCCGATATTTGCTCATCCATGTAGCGAACAAGCTTTTCATACGTATCGATTCCGCTTTTGGCTGCCTCCAGCAAACTTACATCCATGCCTTCTGGGACCATGATTCCCGCATCTTGGGCAATCGCTTCCAACGCAGCTTTCAGCGCGGCCCGTTCGGTCGAAGATGCATTCGGCGGATACTTGCCTACCGAAGTTGGAGAGCCGTATTTATCACAGAAAACCAACCAAAAGGTAATGCCCTTGCGCTTGAAAAAGATAGGCCAAAATAGGCTGTGCCCAAGCCCAAAGCCGTAGGGATTATCGTAACGCTCATCGAAGGAGAAACGAATGAATTTTCGTTCAGGTAAAGAGATCCCTTTAAATGGGTGTTCCAAAGTCAACAGCCGTAATTCATGCCCTTTATCGTCGGTCATGAATGTAAAGCGCTGCTGTTTACGAAGCTTGATCTGGGCCGGACGAAACTCACTCCCATCGATTACCCACATCACTTCTCCCACTGAAAACCCTTTGAGCACGGCATCTAAGAAACCCTCGGTGGTCCGATCGAAACTGATTTTTTTGATGTGCTTTCTCACCAGTTCGGCGGCGGCTTTTGCCTCCTGGGAGTCATCGGCTTCATTGACGAACCACTCTCTGGATATAACTGCTCGCTTACGCTTAGCTAGAACGGTGCGCACATGGGCGTCAGTTTCCAGTTCTTCGTAAATACCCAGGCCTTTTCCGCCGCCTTTGGCCACCAAAACTCGATCGGTGTTGGGAAGCACCCCGCCAAATAGCGGAATCTCCTCGCGAATGTGGGCAATCTCCACCTTCAAATCTTTGGGTAGATTCTTCGTCTTTGGCATGCTCAACCTCCGTTAAAATCGGCCATTCCGGCCTTGCTGCACTCACGCTTCCCGATGCTCTCAAACTCAATGGTAAAGGTAGGCGTTATGGCAGCGTTCAGGGCAAGAAAGCAAGCCCAGGTTCTATCAGCATGGCCGTCGCTGTCTGAATCGGCCAGAAATCTTGGTGCGCCCGTTGCTGAAGCAACTCTCTTCAGTTTGTGTAGATCATCGCGCAAGGACCGATCGCCCCTGGGAATTCTGATACGTTTGTCCTGAAAGCTTTCCTTGCCCGTTGTTGCCAAGGCCAGCTTTGTAGCCATATTGAACAAGACGCCCTCGACCCTTAGAGATCCATAACGCCTCTTAGCATCTTCAACCGGCTTCTCGCCCATGCCGGTCTG